GTCAATGTCTTGCCCGGCAACATTTAACACTTTGCCTTTAATTGGGTCAACATAATCTAGGGCGGCCAACATATTATTGTTAGACTTGTTGTAGATAAATGTACGGCTAATGCTTTCTACATCAACTTTAGGTTGTTGCTGTCTTGTCAAATTCCATGCTATATCTTGTATGCTATTATTAAATGCGTATGCTTCTCCGCTGTTGGCGTTGTAGCCAGGGCTACCAACTAACACTACGTTTCTTGTTGCATCAATTACAGCACCAAACTGATCGCCGGCATGTACTTCAATATGTGGGCCAGTTTCAAGTTCTTGTACAAATGCGTAAATTCCAAGATCTGCAGAATCAGACTGTTTAACTAGTGGCTCAAACATATAAACAGAACCACTGTTTGCTATAGAGTCAATAAACCATGTTGATCCAGCATCTAACATAAATGTGCCGCTGTCAAATGTTGTAGTTTCTTCTGCAGCACTACCTTGTCCGTATACTGCTAATACTCGAGCATCTGCACTTACACTAATAGTCTTACCAAATGCGCCAGTTTCGTTGTGCGGATGAGTAATGTTTGCTTGGTGTGTGTATGTGCTACCAGTTAATACATAACGTTCTACTAATCCATTTTGTAATCCAGAGAATGTAGATCCTGGGCTACCAATGAACAAGTTTTGACCGGTGCTATCTGTGTCTAGGCTTGTACCAAAGTTATTAACGCCACTGGTGTAGCTACTTACAATTAATTTTGGCGTAGATGAAATTACACCGTTAGATACTGTATAGTAATTAACATAGCCTGCTCCAGTTGGGGCGCCAACAAACAATTTAGAACCGTCTGGTGTGACCTTGATGCTGGTACCAAAAGCGCCAGTATTGGATGTTGTGCTTGATAGTGTGTATGTAGAATAATTTGTTGTCTTATACAAACTAACTGTATTATTGCCACCAACAAATATATTGCCACCTGATGTCATACTAATACTAGTTACACCAGGGAAAGAAATATTAGCTACAGGGGTAAGCACACCGTTGTTGTGATTAAACACGTGTACTAAATTCTGTGAACCAATCGCTACAATATTACCCTGGCTTTCAATTACTGATCCAAAATTTGCAAAAGTATTTGATAGCGTAACTCCAGCAGTGGCAGTATTAGAAAATACTTGTACTTGTTTACGTCCAGGGTTACCAACATAGTAATACTGTCCTGTTGAGCTAACACGTACTGCACTACCAAAATAGTCACCAGCAGTGGCTACGTTAGCAGATACGTTTGCTGAGTTAGTGCTAACCCAAGGCTTATTAAATGTGTAAACACCCCAACCATAACTGGCTGTAGCATTGTTTACCCAAACACGATCATTTTCCAACCAACCGTTTGGCGGTGTTATGTTAGGAATATCTGTTACATAATCTGTTTTAGCAGATTTAAGTGCGTACACTTGTCCTGTGGAACCGATCACGCCTGCTCTAATTAAATCTTTGATGTTATGAGTAATTGTTACTGTTATTGCTGTTGCATTAGCAATATCAACAACTTCGTAAATGCCATCAAATCTAGAATCAAATCCTTTTAATACTAGCGAATCGTTCTTTTTAAATGAATGTGCATTGTTAAACTTAATTTGTGCATAGGAGTCAAGCGTGTAAATTAAATCTGTTGCGTATAGATTTGTTTCAGTTACACGGAATATGTTCCACTGTGCTGTCGAGTCCTTAGCTACCCAAATTTTATTGCCGGCGCCAACATCAATTGATGTATTGAACGTGTTAATATCAAAAATTGTGTAATCAACATCATTTAAGTTTACATAACCGGCAGTAGGCAAGTCTGACATATAAGCGTCGCTGGTGCGATTACTGTATAGGCTTGTGCTAGTACTAGAAATATTACTTGCATTATAAACATTTGACAATGTTAAATTAACAATAGGAAGTGCGTTGCTATATGTATCAGTTAACGTAAATGCTACAGGGTTTGTGGTAAACACGCCCTGATCTAAAATAAATTCTTTGTAGGTGTTTGTATCTATGCCGCCATATGAGCCAACTTTAAATGCCCATTCTTCATAGATGCTGACGTTACCGTTAACGTTATTGAAATTAGCTTTAGTCAACGCATTAATAGAGTTAACGCTACCTTTTTCTTTAATGTAGCCTTGATAAAACTTAGTTTGTGTCGGAATACTAATGCCCAAGTCTGTTAAGAACTGACGTTGACGGAAACCAATTAAACCAGCTGAGTATGCTTGGAACTGTTCGTTGTCCAATGGCTTGTCAATATCGTAGATACGATCAAAGGTTTGTGCCTGCTGGCCAAAGCTAGGTAACAATCCAGTTTTAATTGCATCTAAGTTAACTTGTGTCCACTTAGTTGGATCGAACGTTGCGCTGGCTGTAATATTTTGGCTCGCTGTATAATAAAAATTATTGTAAACAACAATATCACCAGTTTTGTAGTCAGTACCAGATTGCCATGATACAAATGTTGGATCGTTATAAATGTAGCCAGGAGCACTTAATGCACCTGTCCATGCGCCAGTCTTAGCACCTGCAAGTTTTAAACGACTTTGACGAGTACCTTGGCTTGGAACATATAAGATGTCGCCAAACTCAGACACGTTGTCAAAAATCATTGTGTGTTCGTGTTGTACTAAATGTAGTCTTGCATAGCAAACTGTAGATCCATTTAATGTTCTTAATAAGAACTTGTTACCATCTACAGCATTTTCAGTTCTTAGAATGTCAAAGCCATTACTCTTGATTGGAATAAAGTTTTGATCTAGTACTTTGCTACCAGTTAACGAATTAGAAATTTCATCAACAATGCTTGATACTGTACTTAAAGCGATTTGTGTAGCAGTTGGATTTAGTACAATAATAGTACCAGCAGTCCATCCTTGCTGATGCCAATAAATTAATTCTTGTACACTTAATGTCCAGTTGCGTGTTTGATTTAAATCTTGATCAAATTGATTAAAGGTAAATCCTTGTGCTACTAAGTGGCGTTCGTAACTGATTAGGAAATCAGCTACTTGTTGTACACTACTAAATTCTGTACCGTAAGGTATTACTTGTTCTACGCCTGTGGTTGTTTGATACAATTTAACTGTTGTACCGTTTAATGTAATTTCTTGATTGTTGTTATTAGCAACACTCGGTAGTATAGTAAAGAACGGATGTGTTGGGTCGTATCCAGATACTGCATACCCTGTATTGGTTTTTTCAACGATTACCGCGCTGTATACTGCGCTACCCACAGGAACCGATTTAGTCAAGTAGATATTATAGTTAGAGTCTGGCACAACGACTGATGCATTAGTAGAGCCAGGACTAGTTTGTTCAGCAAACACAGTAATTAAGTTTTTATCAGTGAAACCGCCAACTTTGTAATTTAATTGTATATTTAAATTGCTAAAATATTCTGTTAGTTTAGCTACTGGGTCAATGCCAACGTTTTTAATAGAGTCGCCGATCCAGTTAATATATCCGCTGGTGCGTTGTACTGTCCCGGATGTAGCATCACCATTAACAGCCAATACACCCGGAGTAATCTTTTGATTGCCGCTAGTTAGATACTGGTTAGTGCTTGTATTTCTAGTAAAGCGAGAAATATCAACAGCAGTACTAAAATATTTTGCTGGTTTGCATAGGGCAATAACCATTTGTAAACTAAACGGATAGTCGCTACTACGACGCCATGCAGATTCTGCCGGTCCAATTTCTCCTGCTGCAAAATTATTGCCAGCAGCAGTTTGATCGTATTGCGATACCAATGGGATAGCATCCGGAGACAATAGATCACCAGAACTGTTAACTGGGATAAAGGATGTTAGTCCTGGACGAACAAAGCGAGGATCAATATATGCAGATGATGCACTACCTGCCCAAATATATCCGGCTTCTAAATCTTCCCAGAGCAATTTATTACCGCTGGTGTATGGACCTGTGCTGTAACGTGTGGCCCACCAAGTTGGCTCACTACTAAATCCTAACATTTTCCAAGGTGTTAAGTTTGGAGTATCTGTGTCAAACCAGTAGTTATAAATGGCACGCCATGAACCTTGTAAATTGCTTTGATCAACAACATCTTTAAATTTACTGTAGTTCCATGTCCAAGAGTTATTAACATCAAACTGAGTATTTGATGTATAATCTATATTGTTACTTCCAGACCAAGCATAAAAGCCTTGGCTTAGTATTTCGTTATATTCTGCTGAAGTATATCCAGTATCTCTAAAACGTCCCGGGATAATACTGTATAGATTAATTTCATTTTTACTGTAATCTGCTTTAATGTTATTGTAAATACGCTTTTCTAATTCCAACAGGTAGTTGTCGCGGAAGTCCCCAAACACAGGAGTAATAGAGCCGTCATGTCCTTGTATAACATCAATTGGTGTTTGGAAAGTATTATCTCTATAGATGCGCGGAGTAAACTTAGGATACAGTCCTAACTTACTAGGTGTTTCTGGAATATAGTTACCATCTGTATCGGAGTAATCTCTAATGGTAATTGTTGTACCGTTAGCAACATCATCTGCGGTAAACTGATTAGTAAATGTAATAGATGGACTTACCAAACTAAATGTAAAGTCTACACCAACTGTTTGTTGTACACCATTGACGTATACTAACACCGCGCGATTACTTAATTGTGTGTTATCAAAAATACTTGAAATTTCATACTTAGTCTGGCGAGCATTTAATACTGTATATGTGATAGTATCAAACTGGCTACCCTGTGGAACCATGTCTGAGTAGTACCAAGGAAAATTACCATTTTTAACAATATTAATATTTTGTAAAATAGCATCTACGCCAGCAGCTGGATTATTATAATCTAATCCTGTTTGTGTTGAGCACAAACTTAAAAATTTATTTTTAAATGCAATGTATTCTTTTTTAGCTAGTTGTAAGCCATTAACAAAGTTAACCAACGGATCAGTTAAGAATGTCATTGCATAAATTGCAGGGCTTGTGTGCTGTACTAGTGTACCTCCACGTGCTTTTAAATAATTGTCCTGCAACGGAATTGCACCAATTGGGCTATTTGTTGTATTTTCAATTAATTTATTGTAGTGTGTACGTAGTTGTCCTAGTGTAATACTAGAAAAGTTTTCGTTTAACGGATTTAAGTCTAGATTCTTTGGTACTTCGTAATAGCCAAGATTACTAGCAGTATTACTATAAACCAATACGTCAATTTTGTCTCCAACAGCCGGCATTGTTTCTAATACGATTGCATAGTAAACACCAACTGCAACTAAGTTATAGTCTGTTCCAGATTTTGCTAAAGTGTTATTAATATATACTTTAGTGTGCGGTATTAATGTTTCTGTTACAGGTAATACGTCTACTTGTACATAGGCTTTCTGTACGCCATCAACTGGAATTACATACCCGTCAAAGAATTTAGTAAAGATTTGGTACTGTGCTGTTTCTTCTAAATTTTTAACCCAAGAATTTAATTTAACGGCTGTTTCAAAATCTTGATTTTTAATAAGATAGCCAGTATTACAATTTTTAGTTACTGTTTTTTGATTTACAATATACTTAAATGTATCTGTATCATAGTAATTTGCAAATACAATATCACCAATGTTATTAAAGTTTTGATACTTTAATTTAAGATTTGTTAACACCGCATCATTATTGCCGGTTCCGGTTGCATAGCCAAAGAATGCTGTTCCCTGGAAATCGTTACCGGGATATACTGTTTCATTGCTAAATTGATAACCGTTTCCGTCAACCAAATCAAATTTTGGAGACTGATTAATATGTTGCTTTGCCTGGCAAAGGGCCCATACTATTGTACCGTCTGATGTAATATTGTATGTATAAGCGCCAACGGTGTTTGGACTGTTAACTGAGTATTTGGTTCCTGCTAGTACTAAAATGTTTTCGCCGTGCAGTATAGGATCGTCAACAGTTTCGACTAAACGTAAGAAATTGCCGCCTGTGAACTTTTCAATATTAACTTGATAAATTTTATTTCTAATGCTAATGTCGTAATCGTTTGCAAATACAACGCGATCGTCATGCTGTAATTGGCGGCCGTTTAGGCGCATCCATGCAGTTCCAGTGCCAGAACCTACACCAGTTGCAGTAAATACTGTTCCACGCAGTCTTGATGTAGCACCAATTGCTAACCAATCTGTGTAGCTTAGATCTAATGTATTACTAGTGCCAGGATCCTCAATTACATATTCTCTACCAACAATAAAGTGTCCGGCTTGTTTAGCAAAACCTTCATAGTCGTTGAATGCGTCAGTAACAAAGTCTGTGCTGTCAATACCCCAAATTAATGTAATAGGATCTTTAGCACGACGTCCATACTCAAATAATTGCAGGTTTGCTTCAAATTCAATGATTGGTCGACGAGCTGGGGTGTTTGGACCAAAGTCTGCTGTTTTATTATTGTACACCGCGGTAGCGTTAATAACATCTTTATGGAACCAACGATTATATCTAGTCCAAGGATTACGATCTGCACTACCACGATTAATAGTAATGTAGTCTGGGTCAATGTCAATGTCTGCGGTTCTAACGTCAAGGCCGCCTGTGGAGTTTATATCAGTTGCTGTAATATTTCCAATTTCTGGAACTGTTAGAGCATCAACCGGGATTAATGTAATGCTTGTGCCTACACCTTCAACATAGTATTCGTTACGATAAATGTAACCAACAGAAGTAATTGGATTCCAGTCTCCTACTAATGTTGTTCCAGCATAGGCCAAATTGTTTGCTGTAACTGATGCGCCAAGAGCAACAACGGCATCGTTCCATTTGTTTGCTTCAGTATATTCTGTTCCATAATAATCAATTGGTGTTACTAAATGATCAAACTTAACTTTTAACCCATTGGTAAACACCAAGCCATTGGGACTAGTATACTCTGCCTGCCCAATGATGTCATTGGTTACATCTATTGTAGATGTTGCATTGTCAACTAGTTTAATTTTGCCAACAAAGTCTGGGTTAGCGGCATCTTGATAATACAGATAATCGCTGACCGCAGTAATGCGAGGCACTAATGCAAATTGTAG